GACTTGTCGGGGACGACCAAGACCAAATGATGTGCCGCGAACTGATTTAGTTCTTCGGGATCGCGAGGGTGAAGTGCCCGGGCATAGTCGAGACGACGCAGGCCCGAGTCTCCCCACGACAGAGTCACCAGGGGTTCCAAGTCTGTTCCACGCGTCTCGGGACCCGAAACGAGAATCAGTTTGTCTGCGAGCGTGTCCAGCGGGGTCTCAGCCAGTTCGGGCGTGGGCGGTACCAGGTGTCGGCGGACTGTTTCCTTCAGAGACTTGGCTACTGCGTTCAACGTCACCGTCGTATCCGTGTGGAATACCAGCGACAGGATGAACGGGTCCTTGCTTGGAAAGGCCTGGTTGAGAAGGGTGACACACACAGGTTCGAACTTGGCCTCGGACGGCAGAAGAACGGGTCGGTCCTGCATGTCCGAACCAATGTGCAGTTCAAGAAGCCGCATGCCCTTGGAAATCACAGTCGCAGGGTCTTCGTTGAGTGCGCCTGCCACGTAGTAGTCGGCCACGCGCTTACGAGTTGTCGTTTCGGGAGCCGTTTCACTGTGCACCTCCTTTGCAATCAAGTACCCAGCCGCTGCGAGGGCGGCACCCGCCAAGAGCATTTCCATTGTGTTGTGGCATGCTAATTTTCAGGCATTCTGAACAAGAGGTTGCGGAATGCGTTCATGACGTCGTCGGGAATCGGCTTGTCCATCGGTATGTTCATCAGACAGGCCCAGTGGAAGTACAGGCAGTACATCCCGCACTCGGTGTCCTTTTTTTGGTGCTTGATTGTATTGTAGGTCAGGTGCATCGGTTTCTGCCCCGAGACCGCATCCCACTGTTCCTGCCATCGACCCATTAACTCCACGATCTGTGATTCGGGCATGTGCGCGTAGGAGTCAAAGTAGGTCATGCGAGGATACTCCAGTTCGGGACGGACATCGCAGAAGGCCGCAATCCAATGCTCTCCGGGGCCGTCGGACGTGTCTGTGTTGAACACGATTCCGATGCGAGTCTTGCCTTTCTTGACCAACTTGTCCAGGCGCATAGAACACAGCGTGCTCACAATGCATTCAGACAACTCCGACTTCTTGTCAAAGTCGATGGGCACGCACCCTACAAAGTAGTAGCCGTCAAAGAGCTTGACGTACTGCTTCTCCACCTTGTCGATGTCATCGCTAGACAACCAGTCCGTCCGTTTCTGTGCCCAATCCGCAGGGGCATTCGGGGGCTCAATCAAGGACGACACGATGCAGGAGGGCGTGCCTTCGGCGCACTTGGAATGAAGGCGCTGCTGCAGTTCCGTCCACATCTTTGCAGGGGGTGCGTTGGTAATGGGGTTTTCCTTGCGATGAGTCTTGTTGTACACCCCTGCTAGTCGCTTGACTTCCTTTCCGTCAAACAGCGAGGCCATTGTTAAAAACGGACATCTAATTTTGAGACGACAGAGCAAACCATGGAGGACCTCAAGCCCGTGCTCAGCAAGTACATTCAGACGACCAAGCGCCTTGCGGAGATGAACGCTGACATTGCGGAGGTCCGCGATCGTAAGCGCACACTGGAACTGGATTTGGCAGCGGTCTATGCAACCCACATCCTGCCCGACAAGATTGAGTTGAAGGAGTCCAAGATGACCTTTGCAGTCAAGCGCCCCAACCAGTGGAAGCGCGGCTGGACCCTGTCCAAGAAGAGCCTGGACACGTACCTGCGCGACATTCTGGGCGAGCGTGGCCAGGAGGTCATGAAGGAGATTGTGCGCCGTCACGAGCCGACACTGACGGAGGACGACTTTGGGTTCGAGCTGAAGTCCACCGGGTCCTCGTCTGGATCGGGCGACCCCGACGCATGAACCGTAATGACTGGATTGTGAATCTCAATCGTCAGACTGCGAGCCGAATCCCGAACACACGCGATACACCCAACGCACAGACAGCACCATGCGAGGGTGGCAACGAGAGGAAGAACGATAAGCATGGTGTCATTCATTGAAGTACCTTTTGCACTTGAGTATAAGCGGGTTTTTGGGTCTGAAGGGCTTCTTCCATCTCACGGAGGAGAATGGCGATCAATTGGAGTTGTCGTTGGGCTTCCTTGGCATTCTCGTGGGGTAGAAATCCGCGCTGAATTCGGGTAATGGCACACGACAAGGTCTGCTGAGTCTGAAGCACGCGGTTAGCCAGCGTGCACAGATGCTTCACCATCAACGTGATATGAGTAAGACGGAGAAAATATCTTTAAACTCCCTCGGGCGTGCCGAGTGGCTCGACTTCGTCCCAATTGACCCATACTACTGTTTTCGTCGATATGGGTGCAATTTCCCCGAGCGGAAGGGCATTGAGCAGTTTGACGCCCTTGCTGTCAGTTTCGTATACAGTTCCATTTTCCCTTCTTCTGTAGTAATGCACTTCACCCCCACCCTTCTTCGCGGTACGCCGCCTGGCTCGGCGAGTACGTCGGCGTCCGCGAGTTGAACGAGTGCGACGAGCCATTTACTACTACGCCGAGAAACACTTCATACTCCGTCGTCTTCCCGTTCCTTGAAGTACTCCTGCAGCTTGGCTGCCACGTCCTTGTCGGATAACTCGAACACTCCCGACCAGTTGGGACGGACGATGCGCTGGACATCGGGGATTCCATCGACAATCTGGTGGCGGTCGACGTACTTGCGGTTCTTGTGCGTTCCATGCCACAGGTGGTACACCTTGCCTGGTGTGCACGACATGGTAGGCTTCGGCATTCTGCGGTACTCGTTGAAGGAACGAACGAATGCGGTTTTGAGATAGCCCTTGGGGAACTCAACGCCCATCCACGCTGCCGTGCTGAGCGTGTCGCCGCTGCCCGTGATGGCGTACTCGTAGAATCCGTATCTGCGAAACCACGACCGCTTGAAGGCCCACGCGAACCCGGGGTGGTAGACGTGGTCGTAGGTCTTGGTGCGATTCATGTAGACGACAGACGAGCGTTCCAGCGTTGCCTTGGTGTAGGTGATGTCCAGCCACACGGCCGACGAGAAGGGCTGCACGATGTCATGGCTCGCCAACTTCTTGGACGTATCGGCATACCAGGTCCTGCTGGTGAAGACCAGGTCCGCATCCAGAAACACTACCTTGGAGTAGCGCCACGGCATGCGGCGTTCCAGCAGGCGGCAGAGCTGCTCCTTGTTGAACATGGCATTCTTGGCGTAGACGTGGTAGGCATCGGCAATCTCGGGTTCTTCCTTGCCGTAGACGAGTTCCAGGGTGTAGTACGGCAGTTTGGCACGCTTCAATTTTTCCACCGTGTACAGGTAGTTCATCAGCATCCGCTTGGACTTGGCAGGATTGAAGAAGACCAGCCCCACCGCCATGTCGCAGAGCAACGGGGTGTCGTAGGCGCAGGTGGCTACGTCCACGACAGTCTGTGTCTTGGGCGGTTCTTCGGGAACGCCGAGGCCGAGGTTGTACGCAAACGACTGCACCTGTCCCATTACTGTCTCTCACGTAAAAAACGTCTGATTCTTGTGACGACTGGGTGTAATATGAAGGTGACCTTTATTGGTAACTGCCAGCTAGTCGCCCTGTGCTACTACTTCCAGCAGTTGGTCGACGACGCCAAGTGGGTATGCTACGGGCCCGAGTTTCTGTCGTTTCTGGACCCCTGGAGCGATAAGTGCGTAGACAAGATCCTTGATCACGAAGGGGCTGTCGAGAGAGTGCGGACGAGTGACGTCATTGTATACCAAGAGGTCGTGGAGTGGAAGTCGACGTTCTGCAATGAGAAGACACTCCGCGAACTGAAGTCCTCGGGTTGCATCCTCATCAAGGTCCCATCTATCCAGTGGGACTACAGCGATGCAGATATCCTGAAGGGGCTACAGGCTCGCGAGACTGCGAACAGGGTAGACATTACGGCGTCCGACATGTTTGAGCGGTTCAAGGACACGAAGTTGATGCTGGATATCTGCCACCCGACCACGTTCCTGTTCTTGGAGCTCGTTCGGGAGATTTGCAAGCGGACGGGTGTAGACTTCTTCACGGACGAGCAAGTGTCTCACTTCCTTCAGAACGAGAACTACGTAGGACTCCCTGCGTAACCTGGAAAATGAATAAAGCCAACGTAACCATCAAACGTCGCATGTACTCGCCCTACAACCCTGGCAACCGCGTGTTTACCGAAGCCGATATTCACCGTATCCTCCATCGTCATGGTCTTCCCCATTATCGTGTGACGCATCGCAAGGTGTTTCAGACGGCAATGGTCCACACCACGTACGTCCGTCGCTCCGAATACACCACGCCCGACGGACAGCCTGCAGAGTTGGCTCCCTGCCCTCACGGCGTAATGCCCCTGCAGGACGAGAGTTACGAGTGCTTGGAGTTTGAAGGTGATTCCGTGCTGGGCGTCTGTATCGCCACCTACCTGCGGAAGCGCTATCCCGAGAAGAAGCAGGGGTTTCTGACCGACGCCCGCAAGGAACTGGTCAACAATGAGCGGTTGGGCGAGTTGTCCAAGACCATGGGTCTGAATCGCTTCTATGTGATCTCCCGCCACAACGAGGACTCGGTGGCCATTGACGGCCGCAACAACGCCAAGAAGTTGGGCGATATCTTCGAGGCGTTCCTCGGTGCGCTGTGGACAGACTGCGGCAATCGGTTTGCCGTCGTCTATGCATTTGTAACCACCGTCATGGAGACCTACCTGGACATTGATGAGATTGTGAACTCGGCTACCAACTTCAAGGACCTGTTTCAGAAGTACTGCCAGCGGGAGTTTCGGTGCACCCCCGGATACGAGATGCGCTCCAACGACCCCAAGAAGAACGAGATTGTGGTGGCGGTGTTCGTGGAAGGCAAGGTCTACGGGGTTGGCGTTGGGTCCACGCGCAAGAAGGCAGAGCAGATGGCGTGTCGCGAGGCACTCACCGAAGTTGGGGAAGTCCCTTCCGCCTAGGCGTGAGACGACCACCCTTGGGCGGTGGGGGCGCCGGTCCCACTTCCAGGTTGCCATCGCTACCATTCACATAGGTCACGCCCGTCAGAGGTTCAGCGAGCACCGCGGCATCCTCTTTGCCCTCATTCTCCCCGTCCTCAAAGACGATAGGATTCTTCAGTCGCTTGATCTTCGGAGCACCCTCTCCGTTGTCGGCGGGTGCACCTGCGCTGGCTTCTTTCACGACATCCTTCGGCGACAGTATCATACCCTTTTCAATGAGCACCTCTGAGTTGTCCCCGCCTTCCGATTCACGCACAATCTCTGACACTTCAGCCACGGCTTCGTCCAGCGCCATCTCTATGGGAACAGGTACAGCGTTCAGGTCGGCGATGATGGCTGCACTGCCAACTGCATCGTTCAGGGCATCTGGCTGGGGTGGTGGACCAACCTCTATCGCCTCTACGGGTTCGGCACCTGCTGCTGCCCTAGCGGCCGCCACCGCTGCTTCGGCGTCGGCTACG